GGAGACCGAAGTCTCCCCTAATTTATTTAAGCACTAGTTGCTATTGGTGATGTTAATGTTTCCGCTTTCCATGTGGAATTAGTGGCATCATCAGTAAGACAAGTAAGTTTAACTCTTGAATTAACAACTGTAGAATTAGGTAAAGTTAAAGTGTCTCCTGCAACATCAGTTGCTGGATTAGCCGCACTACCGCCCATAAGTTGTATTGCTGCATACCAATTTGAAACAGCTGAGCCTGGTAAAACGAAAATAACTGTTTTTCCACTACCTACAGCTGTAGTAACAATAAACTCATATGTTGTTCCTACATTTGCAGTAGCTAATGCTGGCATATTAACTACAATATCGCCAGTTCCATCTATTGTAAATAATGTTCCTGATTCTTCTATAGTCAAAGTATCAGTAACGTCACTACCAGTATTAAAAGTTGAATTGTCTATTGTTTGACGAAAATTTGGTCTCGTATCATAAACAGCTTCATTTGTAACTGCACCAGTTGTAGAATTAATGGTAATTGATTTAAAACCATTTTCCGATCTGACTGGTCCATTAAAAGTTGTGTTAGCCATTTTATTTTTTCCTTGGTCATATAGACCTTTTGTTATGCCGCCTCTATACCGTCTGCCTAGTCAGTCTGCATAACTATTAATTTACTAGGTTAAAAGGGAGGCACCTTTTACAGTGCCCCCTTAAGTCGTTAGACTTTAGCTCGGATTTGCTCCAAATACTGAACGCCAATCAGACCAACCGAAAGAATATCTTTCTCTTGATTTGTAGCGAACATTACCTGTTTCAAAATCCCCTTCCATCGCAGTCGAAACTGGAGTTCTCGTGAAATGTTTGATGCCGTTCGGGCAATCTGTTCTTAAGAACCATCTCTTAGCACCAGTAAATCTGTGATTTGCGAAGTATCCACCAGGAATCATCCCTTTAGATACAAGTGCATTCACGTCATTATCTGCAGTCCCTACTCTGTATGGAGATGCCATCAATCTTTCCGCAACAAAAACTAATTGTCTTGGAATATGCAAAGTCTTAGCTTGTAAAGCCACTGGAATGCCTTTATCGTCAGTTAGACCCGCAGTTTG